GATGGCGCGACGCTATCGACTGCAGAATTAAACAAGCTAGATGGCGTCACTGCATCAACTGCGGAGCTGAACAAGCTGGATGGCCTTACAGCGACAACAGCTGAACTCAATACGCTCGATGGGGTTACCGCTACTGCAGCTGAGCTCAACAAATTAGACGGGGTTACTGCGTCTACGGCAGAGCTAAACACCCTTGATGGGATCACTGCGTCGACAACAGAATTAAATGCGCTGGATGGGATCACTGCAAACGTCGCAGAGCTGAACACCTTGGATGGTGTAACTGCATCTACAACAGAGTTGAATGTTGTGGATGGCATTACTGCGTCAACCGCAGAGCTGAATCAGCTAGACGGCAAAACAATTTCTGGCACCCTTACGCCCGGCAATGCCAATGACATTCCAACAAGCAGCGCAGTTAACACCTTCGTTGCTGGCCTGCTAAATGCGCTCGGCGGGTTTGTCGCCATTGCAAACGAAAATAGCTTTCCAACTTCTAACCCAGATCCTTCCGATAGCGACGGCACGGTCGTTTCTATCTCAGATGCTGGCGGCCTGGTGGTCAATAGCAGCGGAGTTGGCGCTGGCCAAACCACAGCTGGCACAGCAGTAACCATCAATAGCTTCCCTAGCAGCCTGCATAGCACCACGCTTGGCGCTGGCCTGGGCCTTCAAGTGCAAACCACCAGCACCTTAAACACATACACATACCACAAGCTTATTGCTAAAGAGTCTGACGTTATCCAGCTGAGCGATGACATCAATGATTTTCAGGCGCGCTATCGAGTTTCTGATAATGCTCCAACCACAGATCTAGACGAAGGCGATCTTTGGTATGACAAAACTGCGAACAAGATGAAGGTGTATGACACCAGTTCGTCGCAGTGGGAAGAAGTTCAATCTATTGGCAACTTCTTTATCAATACGCTTGCGTCATCAAGCGGCACAGGCGGTGGCGCTAGCGCTTTTAACGGCACGGCTTACAGGTTTGAGCTGAGCAACGCAGGGCAAAGCGCCTTTCAAATGTTGGTCAGTGTCA